TTTATTATATTTGCTGTAGCATTATTTAAAATTGACGTTATTAGGTTAGGTAAGGAAACCTCTGGAGTAATCTGGAGGTTTTGTTTTTTATTATTATCTTTGTATCTTAAAATTATGAGCATGAAGGAGTATAGAAAAACTGCAACAGTAAAAGCTAAGATATTTGAGCTGGGTGATGAGGATGGATTCACATGGACATATCGTGAACTAGCAAGTGCTAGAGATGATATTCAGTTTGGGATTTCAGCACCAGAACCAACAATACCATATATATCTACATTGGAGAATCAAGAACTTAAAGGTGAGTTTGGAAAACACTATGTATGTACTGGTATACAAGGTGAAAGATGGCTAGTAGAAAAAGAAATATTTGAAACAACATATACAGAAGTATGAAATTATATAGAGAAAGGCCTAAGAGTGTTGAGGCTATGCAATGGGATGGTACAGAGGAATGTGCTATTAAGATTTCCGGGGATGAAGATTTTGCAGGACATATTAATTATGATGGAAAAAAATTTGATAGCTTTTTTCTTACTACTAATAATGGTGAAATTAAATTGACACCGGGGGACTATGTTATAAAAGACTGGTACGGGGAATATACTTTGATGCCAGAAAAAAATTTTAATAGAATGTATAAGGTGTTTGAATAATACTTATATTTGTGATATCATTATTTGTTTTGCGATTAATAATGGTTCTTGTTTTAATTGGTTACTCAATGGTAGGTCTAGATGTAAAAAGTCTAGACTTATTTTTTTGTTTAAACTTTAATTGTTTAATAAATTTATTATCTTTACTGGATAATTAAAATATAATATTATGAGTAAAGCAATTAAAAGTCTGAAAGGACGCAGAGTATTAATCAGTCAGCCAGAAAGAAAAGAATCTGTGATTGAATTAAGTGAAGCTGATAAAGCACATATGGATTCTGAGGACATGAAGAAATGGACCAAGTTAACAGTGTATGCAATTGGTGAAGATGTTACTACAATTAAAGCAGGTGATGTAGTTTACATTGGTGTTAATTCTATCAAAAATGCAGAGGCACTTGAGGTTGATGGAGGTATCAAGTTGATGGTAAGTGAATATGACATTGCAATTGTTTGGTAAGATGAGCCCTTTAATTTGTGATGATTATAAAAGGATGGTAGGAAAACCTGAGACATCTAATACATATACTAAAAGTTTAAAGATTATGGCTGAACTTGCTGCAAATAAAAGCCAAGAAATGTATAAAGATTATATCAGAAAAGATTCTTTTGCAGGAGCAAAACCTAAAGCAGTTACATTACCAGATTTAAATGCTAAACCTTATCCGTTAAGGCCAGCTCATTATGGTGGTCCTAATAATCCTTATGAAGTGTTCAATGTGCTTGAGGCATGGGGATTAGATAAAGACTTTTACTTAGGTAATGTAATTAAGTACATAGCAAGAGCTGGAAAGAAAGATGCTACTAAAGAGTTAGAGGATCTGGAAAAAGCTGAAGTATATTTAAAAAGAAGAATAACTGAACTGAAAAAATGAAATGGATTTTGATATTATTATTGTATTCATGTGCAACATCTGGTCCTAACTATAATCAAGGTGGGAGTCATAATGATGATGTAGCAATGCGTAATAAACTTGTATATAAAGAAGACCTTAGAGTTAAAAAACAAATGAATAAAGCAAGGGCTTCAGCTAGAAGAAGTATACATAAATCAAAAAAATTTAAAAATAAAAAATTAAGAAGTATAGTTAATTAAAATATTATTTATACATTGCAATAACTTAAGGCTATAATTCTCTGTTAGGCTGTTAATTTTTACACATTAGGTAAGGAAATCCCAGATTAATTTTCTGGGATTTTGTTTTTATAAAACTTTTTTGTATATTATAGTATATATATATAAAATAAATAATCATGGACATTTTAAATTTTATTTCCTGGATCAAAGCTAAGCGTGTAACTACTACACCTCCAGATGGATCTCTAGTTGCTGTAGGTGCGCCTTCAAGAAAAAGAGATGACAAGTATCTTACAGTAGCAATGACATTAAATGATGCAGTACAATCAGGTAATATTGGTAATACTAAACATTATGAGTTAGACATGGCAATTACTAGTGTTGTAACAGTAGATACTCCCCGTGGTATTATTGATATTCTTAATATGGGATCATCTGCTCCTTTAACTCCTGATCCAGCTTATGCTACTTCAGTATCTTTCACAATTGATAATTTAGATTTAGATCTTACTTTAGCCAATAGAGATAATATATATGTACAGTATTCTGTATATTACAAAAACACTATAACTGACAATGCTATTCCACACTTAATTGCTACAGGAGCTACAACTGGATTAGATTTTAATTTTTATAATGCAAATCCTGCAATAGCTGGAGTTAATAACTGGAATGGTGCATTGTATGTATACTTTGAACTATACACAATTAATTAATAAATAAAAATAAAAAATAAATAACATGGATATATTAAATTTTATAAGTTGGATTAAAGGTAAGAGAATAGTAAGTACTGTTGATACTACTAAAACAGTAATACCATTAGGTCTTAAAGATGGACGTAGAGATGATGACTACTTAGCTGGTACTATTTCAGTTGCTGACTTTGCTGCTGTAGTTTCAGATCCTTCAGTAACTTTTATACAAGGTTCAATTGAACCAAACGTTCAAGCTACTATGACTGCAATAGGTGGTACAATAACTAAGAAAAATGGTACTGTACTTAAAAGATATAGAATACAAGGTATTGCTGACCTTGCAGGTTCAAGTTCATATGCTCTTCTTATTGGAGTTGTTTCAGGTTCTAATACTTCATTTAGAGTAAGAGAAGATACAGTAATCTTAGCAGAAAATACTAATATATATGACACTGTTGCTTCTGCAATGAACTTTAATGTTTTAGTAGCTAATAATGCAGGTAATTTAATTTCAACAACAAATGCTCTTATAGCAGATGATAATACAATTAGTACTATACAAGATCATTGGTATACTTTAGTAATGGCAGCAGCTACTCCATTTAAAGCTCAAGTAAATATTGATTTTACAATAGCAATACCTGAAGATGAAACAGTAGAATTTATTAATTAATAAAACTTAAAAATTATGGAAAAAGAAAATAGAGTAACCGCTTTTTTATTAAAAAAGTATGGAGCAGATGTGACAAAAAAAGCTATGGAAGTTTTTAAAAAAAAACAAAGTGAATATATTCAAAAAGATAAAGCAATAAATTAATTAACTATAAAAAATAAATATCATGGCAGCACCAATAGCATTAAAAGAAGCAAACATTAAAGTATACGCATCAGTATTGATGAATAACTCAGTATCATTAGATGAAAAAGCAGTAGCATTAACTGCAATATATGATTTTTTTGTTAATACATATACTAATACTGAAGTATACAATGAATTTGGATTAGGAGTATATTTCCGTGATAGTGTATCAGGTGATATTAAAACTACACAGGTACCGTAATTAAAAAAATAAATACCACAGATATAATATATTTGTGGTATTTTTACATTAAATTAAAATAATAAAGATGTTAAATAACTTAATTAATTTTCTAAATCTTATTTCAAGTAAGATGATGAAAAAAGTTCCTGAAGATCAAGATTTAATTATTCTTGGTACAAGAGATTCTAAATATGGAGGTGGTTATAAACCTACAGGTATATCAGTAGCTGATTTTTTAAGTAGTATACCTACACCTACAGTGCCTTTTGGTATTTGGTCATTATCTGATTCTGCAGGTGAAAAAACTTACTATGATACTTATGAAGATGCAATACCTTTTTTTGATTTTGGAAATGCAATTACTTTAGAGACAAGTACTAATCTAAGTGTAAATTTAGTTCTTAAAAACGGTATAAATATAAACTTAAATGGTAATACATTAAGAGTAGATGATTCTGCATATATTACTGATAATGGAATATTCGTAAACACTGTTATATTCAATGGTACTATAAGTCTACAAGTGAGTTCTAACTATGGCCTATACGTATTAAATGCTTCAAGCAAAATATCTATCCCTGCTATTTTAGATGGTACCGGAAACAATTTTTCTAATGGTGTATATTCTGTAGGTACAGTGACTGATGCAAATGTAATTGCAAATGAGGGTATGTTTCAAGGAGCTAATACTGCTGTTTTTGATAATTGTAAAATAAGAGCTTTTGGACCAAATAGAGGAAATCAAGATACTGTTAATGGTCATGCTTTATACTTAGCAGGAGTAGCTTCAAATATGGAAGTTTATTCTACAGTATCTAATAAATATTGTGCAAGAGCCCATGTTGCAGGAGCTAGATTAAATAACAGTAGACTTGAATCAACAGCTCATAGATCAGTATTTTTAAATGGAGGTTTTGTTGATGCTTGTTGGATGAGAGCTCCAAACTTTACATGTAAAGTAGAAGGTGGAGGTACACTACGTAATAGTTATTCTGAATCAAGTGCAGCAGCTCCTATATATTGTCTTAATCAAGACGGTGCAGTAAGTGATTGTACTTTTGTAGCACAAACAGCCAATGCTTTATACTTTGTAGGAATAGGTACATGGTATAGCAATTGTACATTTATAAGTAACTTAGCAGCTACAGGTGGATCATTCTTGTCTGGTTCAGAGGTGTTATTTGAAGATTGTAGATTTATATGTAGATGGGATAATGCAGCTGGTCATTGTGCAAACTTACCTCTTGTTAATACTTCATTTATAGACTGTAAATTTACAACAAGAAATGTTTCTGCATTAGGTATAAATGTAGGAGCTGTAGGCATCTACTTAGTAGATAATAAATTCAAAGGTCCTGCTGGATCATTAGGTTATTCAGCATCTTTAATAAACTTAGCATTAAATACACAAGATAACAGAGGTAACTCTATAATAAATTACTAAAATGGATTCAATAGATAAATTAGAAGCAGAAAACGGAGGTCAAGTTTTAAACCAATTAGTTGTTCAGTTAAGTGAAGAAAATGGTATTAGAACAATTAAGCAATCCAAATTCTTTACATCAATGGGTGAAGTATACTACAGTAAACTTACAAAAAAAGATAAAGAAGTGTGGGATGCATTTGTATTAATGATTAGTAATAAATAAGTATCATGGCAGTAGTAACAGTAATAGGCAAACAAGTTGGAGGAGTACCTTTCACAGTACGTGTTGATAGTGTAGCTGATCATGCATCTGTAGCAAATAATACAAACTTTTTAGATTTATCTGATGGTTTAGTTTATTTTAAAAATTCTACTGGTGCAATTGAAACTATTTTTAGTGCTTCTGCATCATTGCCAGCATGGTTAGAATCTAATGCAACAGATCTTACTATTTGGAATAATGGAAAAGGTAACGTTGCTACAAACACATCATATGGTGATGGTGCACTTAAATCTAATACGTCAGGTTTTGAAAATACAGCTATAGGTCAATTAGCATTACAAAATAATACAACAGGTGCTTATAATATTGCTATTGGTAATTCTGCTTTACAAAATAATACAACTGGAACAACAAATACAGCAATTGGTCGGTTTGCTTTACAAAATAATACAATAGGAGTTAATAATACTGCTATTGGTAATCAAGCATTAATCAATAATGTATCGGGTGCTGATAATACTTCTATAGGATATAATTCATTTATTTTTAATACAACTGGAATTAGAAATATTGGAGTAGGTTCATATTCATTATTTTCTAATACTACCGGTGGTAATAATACAGCTGTAGGTTTTGAAGCATTAAGAAGTAATACCACAAGTAGTAATTTAACAGCTATAGGTTTTAATGCTTTATATGCAAATACAACAGGTACTAATCTTACTGCTGTAGGATATAGTGCATTAAATTCTAATACATCAGGTTATAATAATGTTGCAATTGGTAATTCTTCTTTAACAGCAAACACTACAGGAGATAGCAATACAGCAATAGGAAACAATACTCAAAGTGGAAATTTTAGTGGTTCAGTTATATTAGGAAATTCTGCTATAGCTACTGCAAATAATCAATTTGTAATTGGTACTGCAGCAGTAAATGCAGGAGCAGTAACAGTAGAAGTAAATGCATCTTCTCAAGTATGGAATGTAGTTATTAATGGAGTAGCAAGAAAAATCTTGTTAGCATAATAAAAATAAATATCATGGAATTAGAATTAACAGCAGAACAAATTGCAAAATCAATATCAGCAGCATATGATAGTGTTGCATTAATTGCAGAATTAAATGCTAAAGAAACTTTAACGGAAGAAGAAACTGCAACAGTAACACGTAATGTAGAACATATTCGTATTATGATGGGTAAAGAGTGGTTTGTTGAAGGACTTACTAATTTACAAATAACTGAATTACAAGCAATATGAAAGAGTTAGAGGCTAAACAAGTAATTGAACAAGCTTTAAATCAAGCATTCCTTAAAGGAGCATTTAATTTACAAGATGCAGCTATGATAACACAAGCATTAAGAGTTTTATATTCTGAACCAGAAGTAGAACTAGTTAGAGAAAATTAAAAATAAGAGTCACAGTAATGTGGCTTTTCTTTTTTATATTTGTATATCTAGAATCTTTTACGTATATTATTATATATAAAATCAAATTATTATGTCTGTAGGAAATTTAAAAACATATGGTGGCAAGGGTACCAATATGCCATGGCAATTAAAAATGTTATATGGCCAAGAATGCGCCTGTGACAATTTAGTTGATATTAATAATAATACTGTTAATGTTGATTCATTACTTAACCAAATATTAACTGCTATTCAAGCAGGAACTGAATATGAAGCAGCTTTAGTTATTGATGCTAATGATGTTACTTGGTTAGAGATAAGAATTTATAATGCAGGTACGGGAACATTTGATCCACCCGTTTATTATTTAGCAGGAACAAATACTCCAGGTACACCAGTTGCACCAATTACTTATATTAATCCTAATACTTACTTAGCTCAAATAGTAAATAATACATCAGCTGTTACTAGAACTCCTAATTATATTAGAACTTCTACATCAGGTACAGTTGCTCCAATAACATATAGTCTTTCTATAGCAAATGTAGGAATAGGTGATGGAACTTTTTTAGGTGCTACAATTAAACCGGGTGAATCAGTAAGTTTTGGACCTGATGGTATTAATAATTATTATGCTGCTTCTACATTTACATATGACGGAACAGGTACTGAATTACTTATTACATATAATTCATAATACATATGAGTACTCAAATCTCTACAAAAACAATTGTACAAGATGAAGGTACAACTGTGCTTTCTAATGACATTATAAATTTCACCGGAACTGGTGTTACTGTAAGTAGTGTAGGAGGTGCAGCACAAGTAGATATCCCTGGAAATGTTCCATCTACAAGTTATGGGTTATATGCTCAAACAACTTCAAGCATACCTGCAACAGGAATTGCTAAAAATAGTATTATCGGTACAGGTGTAGGCACATTAACCGTTCCTGCAAATTCATTTCAAATAGGAGATTCCTTTACTTGTGAATTAGATGGTTTTTTATCTTGTTTAGGAACGGCAACATTACACATTCACGTTGAAACATTAGCAGGTGTCATTTTAGCAGATACAGGTATAATAAATATGGATGCAACTACTTCAAAATCGTGGTTATTAAATTTGTTTTTTACAGTTAGAAATATAGGAGGAGCAGGTGTTGCATCAATTTCATCAGGTGGTTTATTTTCTTATATTAAAAATGCAGGAGTTAATTTTGAAGGATATGTGTTAAGTCAAATTAATGCTACGACTTTTGATACAACAGTAAATAATACCTTAGTTGTAACTGCTCAATGGAATACAGGTAGTGCAAGTAATACTATTCAATCATTTAACTTTGTTTTACAAAAAGTATACTAATGAGTACAGAAATAAACATAAAAAAAAGAATTGCAGTTTTAGAAGAATCTGCAATAATAACGGCAGATGTAAACAGTATTGACTTTGTAGGTTCAGGTGTTAATGCATCTACAATAGGTGGTGATGTTACCGTTACTATTCCTGGTGGATCAGGTAATACTACATATTACTTAAACCAAACTGTAGATCAGTCTCCTTATAAAGAATTTTCATCAATTGTTACTAGTGCAATAGAACAAGTTGTACCATTAACAGTTGCAGGAGGAGTAACTTCTGTAATTGCTGAGTATCAAACACCTAGTGGTATACCAGGTACTATACAAATACCAGGAGGATTATGGCAATTCTTTTTACACTTCAATGCAGTAGCAGCAGGTCAAAATTGGATAATTAGACCTACAGTATATAAAAGAGATTTAGGTGGAATAGAAACATTGATTTTTACTCCTGATCCTGAGATAGTTACAGGAATGTCTACTACTACTACAATGTATGTATCTGACGGTGTATTTCCAGCAACTACATTATTAACTACAGATAGAATAGTAGTAAAAATATCAATGCAAAATACTACTGGTGTATCTCAAACTGTAAACTTTAGAACAGAAGGTAGTCAACATTACTCAGTAGGATTAACAACATTAAATCAAATTATACCAACAGGAGCAGTTACAAATGTAACAGGAACAGCTCCAGTAGTATCTTCAGGAGGTACAACACCTGCTATTAGTATTCCTCAAGCAGATACACTAACAGATGGGTACCTTTCTTCTACAGATTGGAATACATTTAATAACAAACCTGATAATCTTAGTCAACTTAATGATGTAGATATTATTACGACTCCACTAGGAGATGGTGAAATTCTTACTTATGATGGAGTATCAGGGCTTTGGAAAAATGAACCTCCAAACAGTACTCCAACAAATCAAGTTGTTTTATTTGCAGATTTAGGAACAACAGAAGCGTTAAAGGCTTGCACGTATAATAATGGTACTTTAGGTGTTGGAGCCACTTTAACTGGTAATGTTAATGGTCAATTATCAACTATATCTTTTACAGATAGAATTGATAATGTTGTAACTGCATTAAATCAAATAATATTAGTTAGAAGTCAATCAAACCAAACTCAAAACGGTATATATGTAGTAACGCAACTGGGAAGTCCTTCACAGCCATTTATTATTACAAGAACAACTGATGCCGATACCCAAACTGAACTATATCCTTTACAAATAAATATATTCGGGGGTTCAACTTTAGCTAACTTGGCATTTCTACAAAAGACAGTTGATCCAGTTGTTGGCACAAGTAACATAGTATTTACAACCACAGTAGTAGGGATTCAAAATACGCCAGTATTACATATAGATACTGTTACTTCTGCTCCGCTACCTACTTGTACTTATACATCTGGAACCAATCCAACATTACCTGGATCAGGTGCATTTTTGGAAGCAACTGTCAATGGAACTTTTCCTTCTATAAATGGTGTAACATTAACTGCTGGACGTAGATTTCTTGTGAAAGACCAAGTAAACCAAGCACATAATGGGACGTATGCAGTATCTAATATAGGAAGTGCAAGTACAAAATGGAGAATTTTCCGTGTTGACGCTTGGGGGGGAAACTTTACAGTTTTAGAAAGAGAGTGGAAAGTAAATAATCCTTCCAGTACTAAATACGGGGCAAGATACTCTACTAACTTACTTGGATTAGCAAATACAAACGTAGGAATTACGTCTATACCATTTTTTGAGGCAATTACATCATCTGCAGGAATATTTGGTATAGCAAACACAAGTGGTGTTTATACTTTTTACGCAACACTTACACTAGCAATGGCAGTAGCGGTAACTGGTGACACTATTGTACAATTTGCAAACGTTATTGAAACTGGTAACGTAACTATCACTCTTAAAAATGGAGTAAATATTAATGGTAACGGATATACATACACATATTCTAATATTGCTGGGCATTGCTTTATAGATAATGCATCTACAGTTATTTGTAATATAATTAATTTTTACCCAATCAGATCGTCAGCAAGTGGCTCAAGTAGTGTTTGGAATATAACTGGGGCAAGTAGTGAAATATACTTTTATGGGGGATTGACAAAAGACACTGTAAATACAGCACATACTACAGCTATATTCAACTGTAAAGTTATGGAAGGATATAACGGATTGGTAACTGATGTCTCAGCAGGGGTTACTGGATGTGCGGTTAGTATTGGTATCTTTAGAAATGTTAAATCAATAGTCAGTTCTGGAGGTGGGACTGGTTTTTATGTAACAGCTACGTGTGTGTCAGCAACAAATATTTATGGTTATTCTATATCCTCTTTCACCTATGGAGTCCTAATTTCTGGGGGCGGAACTTATACAAATATAACTGGGGAATCAATTGCTGGATTAGGTCTTGGTAGTAATGCTAGTTCAGCTAAGATATATAATAGTGTTGGTAGAAGTACTACAGAAAAAGGGCTTCATTCTAGCAATGGAGGTTTATGGATTAATTGTGTTGGTATTTCTTCTTCTTATATTGGGTTAAATGCTTATGGTGGTACATTTAAAAATTGTAACGGATATTCAGCAACAGGAAATGGTGTATACTTACAAGATGGTAACGATGTTAATGATGTATCGTTCAATGGAGGTACAGCGACAAGTGATGGTGCTGTAGCTATGGTTAGGAGTGCTGGAGCTGGTTATAAAAACACTATAAAATCAGTATCAATAACTTGTAAATGGAATAATGCTGGTGGACATGCATTTCAAAAAATTAGTAGTGGTAACGTTTGGTTATCAAATTGTTCATTAGCTGTTACAAATGCATCAGCTAACTGTTTACACGCTACATCTGCTGTAACAATGACTTGGGGATTAAATACATTTGAAGGTTCAACTACTGCGGTTAATGCTAATGTTACTCAGTTGTTAGTTAATACTGCTGATGCACAAGGAAACTTATTATTATAAATATTATGGAACTAATTAAAATAGACATTATCAACGGGCAAATCATTAAAAGATTTAGTGATGATTCAGTATCATCTTTGTTATTATCGGAGCTGACAAATTCACAAAAAGTAGTTGTAGATAACTGTATTGCAATGATGAAAACTATGGAGAATGAATGGTTATTCATCTCAATAAACATTATTAATCCAATAACTAGACTGGTGTTTTTTCTAACATTGGATACATTTACAGAATTTTTATATGAAGATTTGACAGATGAACAAAAAATACTATTTAACGATTTTATAAATTTATAACATGGCAGTAATAACAGTAACAGGTTCCCCAGTAGTAGGTTTAAAATACACGGTAACAACAGCTTCAAGTGCTGATTGGGCAAGTGTATCTAATTCAACTTACTTTTATGATTTAACAGATAAGTTAGTTCATTATAAAGATTCAACTGGAACAGTATTAGAAATATTTGGTGCAGCAGGAGGTGGTTCTATACCACAAGCTAATAAAATTTATGTAGATTCAATAAATGGGGTTGATTCAACTGCAAGAGGTAATATTAATAATCCTTACTTAACTCCTGAGTATGCCTTATCTGACATTACAAATACAGGGACATTTGGATGTACAACAGCAACAAGTGTAACCGTGTCGGCTATTTCAGATGTGAATTATGCTTCAATAAGTGTAGGAGATGTAATATCAGGAACAGGCATAGGAGTAAACACAATTGTAAAAAGTAAAGATGGAGGTGGAGTAAATGCAAAAGTTATCACGTTAAGTAAGGCAACAACAACAAGTGCTTCAATAACAGCTACTAGAGTGACTCAATACATGGTTATTTGCTCAGGAACTTATATTTATTCATCAAATTTAGAAAAAGATGGGTTTTCTTTTGATTTTAACAGTTGTAATGTTATTTTTTCGGGTATTGTTTTTAATGTCACAGTTGCAAGAACAACACCGAGAATTATTTTAGGTGGTAATTGGTTTGGGAATAATTCAGCAAGTAGGTTAATTTATTCAGACTATTTAACTTGCGCAACCGATTTTATTTTTAAACCTTTAAATTATTACTCTATTGGAACAGGGGATCAAATTAGATTATCAAATGCTTATTCTTTTGGGAATATGTTAGTTGATTGCCCAAATTTTGACGCAAGATTTGGTAGTGTTGGATGGATAGAAGGTGGGAATTGTACATGGAACGGTTATAGATATGGTTTACTTGGTGGTATTCGTGCTGGTGCTGGAATTTACGAATTTAATGGCTCTCAAGTTTGCCCTGCGTCTATAAATGCTTATTTTAGTAATACTAACGGCACTATTATAACTAGTAATGATTCAATAATAAACGGACAATTGACTTTAAATGAATCTTCAAGTAGTTATTATGTGTTTTCTGGAGGAAATATAACAGGCACAACAATGACAATTGGAAGTACTTATGATTTAACCCCTCCTCTTTTGATTTCTTCCAACATAACGGCTACCACTATTAATATAATAGGGTCTAGGGGTGGAGTGATGTTGTCAGGAATAATAAAGGCGAATATTGTAAATACAAAAACACTAGGAAGTGTCGATATTGCAAATTTACAAGGTTCTTATACGGGATCTAGTACTTCCGAAGCAACCATAAAAGGGGGTTGGCATACAGACGGGAATTCTTCTTCAATATCTAGCGTAACATTGACGGGAACGGCTAGTCTAATTATTGTTGATTCTTATAAAAGTTTTGGATATACTACCAATGGGTACTGCTATTTGAACATAGCTAGTGGTTGCAATTTAAGAATAGACGGTTTTTTTAAAGGTATTATATCTTCATTAGCTGGTACAATTACAAATAATGGAGTTTTTAACATCAATGGTTATCAATCAGCAATTATTACTGGAACTGTTTTAAATAATAATTATATTGAATTGTTTAGAACATCATCGGAAAACTCACTTGACACGCCTACAATAAAACTAGGAAACGGAGGGGTTTATCAACAGAACGGAGGTAAGTTAATATGCAATGTAGCAACTTCAAAAAGTGGATTAATTCAAAAGACAGCCACTAACAGTAAAATTCAACTTACAGGACAAGCTTATTTAAAAGTAGCAAATGGTTTAGCACCTATCCAAATACTTTCAAATACTGGAACAGCACAAGATGTTGAAGTTTATTCTGTAATTGATAACTGCGCTGTAGGTTTCAGAATATCAGATACGTTTTCAGATACAACTTATGGAACAGCATACGCACCAAATATATTAGTAGGTGGAACAATGTTAGAGGCAACAACTTATTTATTATAATCATGAAAACAATAAACAAAATAGTATATGCACCAATCTACAAAACATTTGTAATTGATTTAGGTGAAACTGGTGAAAATATTGCTACTGATATAACAACTATGTCAGAAGCAGACCAATTAGTGTTTTTAGATCTATGGGAAGCATGTAAGTTACAGATTGATGTAATTGGTTACTTAGTGTATGATAAGTCTTCTGACGTGCTTAATATTGATCCCTTAGATATTTCTATTAGCTCAGTGCTATTAGATGAAAGCCAAAGAGGTAAACTAGATGCAGTTCTAGTAATTTGTGAATCTTTAATTATTGAATAATGGCAATAGTATATACAAAAACTGATCAAGGATTAACAGTTGCAACAGGCACAGGAGCACCTGTACATACGGCAGTTGCAGGAGATAGGTATACAGATACAGCAAACGGTAACACATATCAATATACCACAAGTTGGCAAAGTGTTTCTTATAGCGCAGGTGGATTAACTTATTTTACAGAAGCACAGAACACAACAGCACCTAATGCTACTGTTCCTGTAGATAGTTTAACAGCTCTTTCAGCAACTACAAATGTAGACTTTGCAATTATACCTAAAGCAGGAGGTGCTTTACTTGCGGCTATTCCCGACAATACTTTTGCTGGTGGTAATAAAAGAGGTCAATTTGCGCTAGATTTACAAATGTCACGTTCAAGTGCAGTAATGGTTGCAAGTGGCAATTTTTCCACAATTTTAGGAGGTTCAAATAACACTGCAATTGGGGCAAGTAGTTTAGCGGCTGGTTTAAATAATAGTGTTACTGGTGGTAATTCTGTTGCTATTGGGCAAAATAATAGTTCAACTAATACAAATTCATATTCTTTTGGTAATGAAAACCTTTCAAATGGGCTTAATAGTGTAGCAATAGGAAGATTTAATAACGCAAGTGGAACAAGTTCTGTTGCAATAGGTGGAAATATTTCAACTTATAACCTTGCAAGTGGTACACGGTCTGTTGCTATTGGAGAAGCCAATACAGCAAGTGGATTAAATTCAACAGCTTTAGGTCAATTAAATATAAGTAATGGTTCATATTCATTTTCTTTTGGTAGACAAGCTCATACATTTGGAATAGATGGAAGACAAGCATACGCAAGTGGTCAAGAAGGCACAAGTGGTGATGCTCAAGTATCTAAGTTTATATTGCACGAAAGAACTACTGGAAACACAACAACTACTATTACTACAAACTCAAGTGCAGCGGCTACAAATAATCAAGTAATACTATCAGACCAATCTGCATATAGATTCAAAGGTAGCATTGTAGGTAAGCAATCAGGTAGTGTAAACGCAGCAGTCTGGGATATTGATGGATTCATTGTAAGAGGTGCAAACGCAACAGCTACAACATTAAATATTTCAAATGTAAATGTAGTACAAAATACTCCAGGTTGGGGAACACCAACACTTGCAGCAGATACAACAAACGGAGGTCTTAGAGTGCAAGTAACTGGAGCAACTGCAACTAACATCCAATGGACTGCAGTAATAGATACAACAGAGGTAATTTACGCTTAAAATAAATAATATGAAATTAAAAACATTAGTGCCTGTAACTTATAATAATGGAATAGCAGGTCAAGAAACTGGAATAGTAGAAGGTATTTTATCAACTTGTAATCAACAATTAGAAGTATCATTTAATTCATTGTACATGTTTCAATATGTATCTGAAGTAGGTCAAGTTATTTCATCTAACTTATATCCTGTTACAGAAGAAGAAACAAATGCTTTGTATGTTCAAGTTAAAGATGAAGTACCAACAGGTTTAAGTTATACTGATGCTACTACATATCTTTACTACTTAGGATTTAGAGTAAAAATGGCTATAACATTTGGTATAGAAGTAAGTGAAATAGAAATAATTTTAAACTAAATATTATGGCAGGAGGATCATATTGGGCTGAAGAAGTTTTAGATGTAATGTATCTAAAACCTACAGAGGTATTTAGAGGTTTTACATATAATAATAACTCTACAACTGTACAAGCAGATGGTGGATTGGTTGCTTCTGCTTCTGCTTCTACATTAGCTCAATCAGTTGCATCTACTAATCTTGTATCAAAACAAATAAGACTTAGATATTATGCAAGTGTTGTATCTGGTGGTAGATATACAGGAATAAGAGGTTCTGCTTTATTATGGTATATACATGGTGGATTTAGATTTGTTTGTGATTTTAATATTTCAGATACTTCTTATTCTGCTGGATGTCAACAATTTTATGGATTAGCAGGTCAAACAACTGACTTAGCTTATGGAACTGCATCTGGAATTTTAGTAAGTACCTTAACTAATATAGTTGGTGTTGGTAGTGAAGTAGGTGATACTAATTTACAAGTATTTAGTAATGATGCTACTGGTACAGCTAGTAAAATAGATTTAGGAGTTGGCTTTCCTGCAAATAGAACAGTAGGAGCTATTTCAACAACTGTATATAGTATAATATTATATAATGAACCAATGTCTACAAGTGTTATATATAGAGTAATTAATAATGAAACTGGTGCAGTTGCTACTGGTACAATTTCAACAGATTTACCAGCAACATCACAAGCATTAAATTTATTTGCAAGTAGATGTATGTCAGCAACCTCTGTAACTAGTACAGGACAATTTGATTTAATGAAATTAGGAGTATACTCACAATTATAATTATGGAAAAGTTTATACTAATACCAATAACAATTATTGAAGATGACTTAGAAGCAAATGTATGCTTAAAACCTTCAAGTTCATTAATAGAGAATTATATAGCAACATATAAAACTTTTGAAAATGAAGTTGTAGCAATTGCTGAAACACCAGCTTTTATTACTGAAATGACACCATTACTATTTGCACAGTTTGAGCAAATGGATAATGTGCCTTTAGAAATCAGAAACCAATTTGAATTATAATTATGAAAACTTCACAACAAGGCATAGACCTGATTAAGGGATTTGAAGGATGTAAGTTAAAAGCTTATGTTGATCCTGGAACTGGTGGATTACCAATTACGATTGGGTATGGAAACACAGCTAGAAAGGATGGTAGTAAGTTTAAATTAAGTGATAAAATTACTCAAGAAAGAGCTAATGAATTATTCTTAGAGTTGCTTCCTAAGTATGAAGCTACTGTAGATAAGAATATAAAGGTTACTTTAAACCAAAATCAATATGATGCACTAGTATCTTTTTGTTGGAATTGTGGTAGTTCAAAAGATTTATTTGGTTTAATAAATAAAAAGTCTACTGATGCAGTTATATATGATTGGTGGATAAACCATTATATTACAGGAGGTGGAAAGTTACTTCCTGGATTATTAAAGAGAAGAAGAAAAGAAGCAGATTTATACATTAAAAAATAAGATTATGAAAGATTTAAAAAAAAGATGGGATGCTAAAACTCCAACATTTTGGAAAAAAATACAAAAAATTGGTATTATAGCAGGAACAATTGGAGGAATAATTGTTGCTTCTCCTGTAGTATTACCTGCAATATTGGTATCAGCTAGTGGATATTTATTATTAGCTGGAACTGTAACTGCCACATTATCACAGTTAACCGTAGAATCAACAGATTAATTTTAAAAAAGTGTACTGTATCTAGCAAAATTTAACTATATTAGAATATATATTATTTTTTATTTTTATTACTATGGATTCAATAATTACAATAGGTTTATTCTGTATAGGTTTTATTATTACACTTATAGGGTACTTTTTAAAGACAACACACACATCAATAATAGCAGATGTACAAATTCTTAAATCTAATGATCAAGCTCACACAGAAGAAGAGGGTAGATTAAAAGGTAAAATAGAATTACTTGAACAAGAGCATAGACTTAAATATCAGTTGATCACAGAAACAACTCAACAAGAGATTAAGAATATGGCTACTAAAATTGGTGAGTTATCTGATACAGTTGGTAAACTAATTACCATTCAACTTAAAAATATAAAATGAATCCTACATTTTTAAAAACAGGAGATATATTACATTGTAGTGGTAAAAAATTATTAAGTAGATTAATTAAAAAAGCTACTAAATCTAAATTTAGCCACTCAGCAGTATTTATAGAAATATGGGGTCAACCATATGTATTAGATGCACAAAAAGATGGTGTTAATCTAAGACCATTAAATGATTGGTTAAAAAAATACAATTACAATATTACTGTACACAGATCATCTAACTTAGTAAATGAAAAAACATTTGCACAAAGAGCACTTACAAAAGTAGGACATACAGCATATGACTTTGAAAGTTTACTTATAAGACAACCAATTGAATTGCTAACAGGTAAATGGGTAGAAAAAGGAGATACAACTAAAGCAATGTATTGTTCTGAATATATTGCCTGGATATATGGAGTAGAAAAAGCATATAAGTTTTCACCTCAAGATCTTTATGAATGGTGTAAAGCTAATTTCTTTTATGAAATTGTAATTTAAATTTGTATTTTTATAATCAAGTTTAATCAATAAATAATAGGTTATGATTTTAAGTCAAATTAGAAATGCTATTAACTCTAAAGGCTACAAGTGGTTTGATGATGTAGCAAACAAAAGCTATGATGTTAATATAGTAGGAGTACGTAATAGTTCTACTGGTAAAAAAGTTACTAATGTATTTGATGATATTATTACAATATCATATAAAGATGCTAAAGGCATATGGCAATATCATGAATGGATGAATACAACTGAGCCAGGTAAAAAGGGTGTAATGCAGTATAGCAATTCTAAAGGTGTAGCAAGACTTATTCCTGGACAATATAGAGGTGTGTGGTCTATTGATAAGCACCAAGGTAAATATGAAGCCTTATGTCAAAGAAACGGTACTGTAGCAGTTTTTAGAGATAATAATAAAGACATGACCTTTGATGAAATAACTAGAGATAATGGTATGTTTGGTATTAATATTCACAAAGCAGGTCAAGACTCTACATGGGTAGAAAACTGGTCAGAAGGATGTCAAGTATTTAAAAGAGTAAAAGACTTTGATGAGTTTATGAAGATTTGTAAACTAGCAGCAAAGATACACGGTAATCATTTTACCTATACATTAATAGAATCTAAAGATATAGCAGCAGTATGAAATTAAGAAATGCTTGGAAGATAAAAAATAAACAATGGGATAAAGTGTGTATAAGAGTCCGTCTTGGAGTTTTAGACTTTTTTACTATTGAATTTGATATAGATAGAAGTTTTTATATGCTGACTATATTAAACTTTACAATCAAAAATAGATAACTACTACTAATCTATAATTTAGAACTCAGGTAAATAACATACCTGAGTTTTTTATTTTAAATACTATAAGTTTAAACTTATTTTGTATATATTTGTATAAACTTTTAAAATATATATCATGAGTAAAGAAAACCAACATCAAGAAGAAGTAGAATTAACAGCAGAAGAATTAGCAGAAAGAAAGGCTGATATGCTTAAATTTTACACAGAATCAATTCCTTATTTAACAGCACAACTAGAGTATGAGAAAGTACTATGTGATATTGATGAGGCTAGATTCAAAAGAACAAGTATTAACTATCAACTTGCAATGATGATGAATCCACCTACTGAAGGTGAAGATGATCTAGATGCACCAAAACCAGAACAAGAAAGAAAACTTAAAACTCAATAGGAACTTATGGCATTAGTAAATCAAGTACAGAAACGTGCTGTAATGCCAAAATGGGAAATTGTTAAGTTTCAGATATTATCTCACTGCTATATTAATCATATAGTGGTGAGTGATTCTGACTTAAACTGTTTAACATTGTTGAGCATGTCAGGACCTATTGAATTAACTCATTTTTGTTATGATGCTTCTTCTGAAGAACAGATGATATTTAAGTCACCACAAACAGTTAGAAATGCAGTTAATAAAGCAATGAAAACAATGTTAGTAATTAAAGATGATGTAGATAAAAAACTCATTAGATTAAATCCTACCTTGCAAGTACAAACAGAAGGAGATATATTATTAGATTATAAATTTTTAGGAAGATGATCCCAAAAAAACCTAATACATTATACAAACAAGTTGCTGAAGATTTAAATATCTCAGAAACACTTGTAGATAATTTTATGACTTTCTACTATAAAGAGATAAGAAAAAACTTAACTGAGTTAAATCATATCAGAATAAACTTAGATGGTTTAGGAATCATGTCTATTAAACCTAGATTAGTTACTGCACTCTTGGATAAGTATCATAATAGTATTGAAACACTAAATACGGATACTATGGCCAATTATAACTATAAGAAAAGAATAGAGGCTAAAGTTATATTATTGGAGAAAGCAGATAAAATGCTAAAAGCAGATAAAGAAATTAAAGATAAATTTTTAAAAGACAAAGCAGATGGGAAAACTGGAGAAGATTTGGCATAATAGAAAGCAAATTATGGAGGGTATTAAAAATTCTGTAATAAGAGATGCCTTTGTAGAAAAGATTGCAGCAGATAGAATGGAATTATGTAATATGTGTGTAAGAAAAGATACTAAAGGTTCATCATGTGTAATGCCAGGGACGCAACCATGTTGTAATTTATGTGGCTGCTCACTTACATTTAAAACAAGATCATTATCATCAGAGTGTCCAGACTTGAGATGGAAAGCAGTTATCACAGAAGAAGATGAAGATAAACTAGAAAAATTATAATTATGACAACTGAAACAAATTTAACAGCACAAGGTCTATATGCACCTAATCATATTGGTAGTGCTGCTCCTGATACAAGTAATGTTATATGGAGTCAAATAACAAGTAGTAATAAAAGTGCTTATATTCCAACAGAGGTATTATTAAATAAAATAGAAAAATTAGAACTTCAAAATAAGTTTTTATCATTAAGTATACTTAGATTAGAAGGTAAATTTACTCAAGAAGAAGTTAATAATATTAAAAGTATGTTGGCATCAAATGATGAAGCATCAATTATTTTAGCTGATACAATTATAGAAAACGCACAATTATGAGTATAGTATTTAAAGCAGATGACCATAGTTATACTAGTATTGAAGGTGAAGAATCTATCAAATGGACTAGTGTAACAAGTCTTATATCAAAATTAAAAAAGCCATTTGATAAAGTTAAAATAGCTGCTAAATGCTCTAAACAAAAAAAATCAAAATGGTTTGGTATAGCACCAGAAAAAATAATTGAAATCTGGGATAATGAAGCACTAAGAGCTACATCATTAGGGACCTTTTATCATAATCAAAGAGAATCAGATCTATGCAGTCTATCTTCATTAGAAGTAGATGGTGTGATAATACCAATAATAACTCCGGTACCTGAAGTAAACAATTTAAAGTATGCTCCTTCTCAAAAATTAGAACAAGGTGTATATCCTGAACATATGGTTTATTTAAAGTCTGCAGGTATATGTGGTCAATCAGATTTAGTAGAAGTAGTTAATGATAAAATTAATATCATTGATTATAAGACAAATAAGAAGATTGATGTTGAATCATATAAGGATTGGGATGGGATTAGTGACAAATTACAGGACCCTGTATCACATTTGGATGATTGTAATTTTAACCACTATGCACTACAATTAAGTATATATATGTATATTATGTTGAAACATAACCCAAAATTAAAACCAGGTAAACTGTTTATACATCATGTTACATTTGACTTAGATGGAGTAGATGAATGGGGGTATCCTATTACTAAATATACTGATCAAGGAGATCCGGAAATTAAACAAGTAATACCAATGGAGATACCATATTTAAAAGAAGAAGTTATAGCTATAATTAAATCATTATAAACATGTTAATAAAACTATTTGATGTACAAAATAATGTAGTAATACCAACTGAACATTGTTATACACTACATGCACTTAAGGATGTTATGGATGAATATCCAGAAAACTACATTAAGATATACCAGTACTTGTTTTATATGACATGTCCTAATCCTGATATGAATCCATTTTTTCACACACCAGAGATAGATAAAGAAGATTTAATTCTAGCTGAGATTAAAGCTGAATTTTCTACTGAGGATAAAACAATACATCAAGCATTAGTATTTTGTCAAAGATTATATGAAACTCCTACATATAGAGCATATAAAGGTATGGCATCTATGTTAGATAGATTAGCTAGATATATGGAGACTACTCCAATTACTGCAGGAAGAGATGGTAATATAAACTCACTTGTAGCTGCAGCAAAAAACTTTGATCTTATTAGAGCTTCTTTTAAAGGAGTATATAAAGATTTACAGGAAGAGCAATCTAGTAAAGTTAGAGGAGGAATTGGTTTATCTTATGATAGTTAATTATGGAAAATATGTACACGGATATTCCCACCTGGGATAATGGAACATGGACTACTACATCTTTTGATACAAGAAAAGAATTTGGTGAGTTTGTGTTTGCATTATTTAAAGAGCCCGGTGAATATGAGTTTGATGATGTCAGCAATAAAGTATTTATATCTGAGTCAACAAAATTCAATATAGAAAAAGTATATTGTGTAGCTCCATTTAAATCTAAAGATTTTATTAATTATTGGGATGACCAGAAAGCTAAATGCAGATTAGGTTTAATAATTAAATCAGGATCTAAAACTTGGTTCCTTACAAGAGATTATTATATGTGGTTAAACTTCTTACCTATTTTTGATAAGGAGGAGCAAAAGTTTGGATTTGCTAAGATAAGAGATGCACAATATCACATGGCCTTATATGAGATACTTGCAGAAATAAACTACATGCACGTAGCTATTCTTAAAAAAAGACAGATAGCTAGTTCATACTTTCATGCAGGTAAACTTATTAATCAGTTATGGTTTGAAGCTGGGGTTACTTTAAAAATGGGTGCGTCACTTAAAGATTATATCAATGAAAAAGGTACCTGGAAATTCTTATCTGAGTATGCAGCATTCTTAAATGAACATACTGCATGGTATAGACCTATGTCTCCAGACAAGGTAATGATGTGGCAACAAAAAATTGAGATAAGAAAAGGAGATAGAAAAGCTGAAATAGGACTTAAAGGTACTATGCAAGGTATGTCTTTTGAGAAAGATCCAACAAATGGTGTAGGGGGTCCGGTTAAGTTCTTCTTTCATGAGGAAGCAGGAATTGCTCCC